GTCGAGAGGCGAAAGCCTCACAACGGAACCTTTCATCGTGTGCGCCTCGTCGGTCGAGGTCTGGTATTCGTAGTAGAGCTGCCCGTTTTCGTCACGGTCGACCGTCATGCGGTTCGGCATCAGCGGGTAAAGCGCCACGACGTCGCCTTTGCCGTTGCGGATGATCTGCGCGTAGGCGTTGCCCCACAGGAGCAGGTGTGTCATGAGTGTTTCCCGGAACACGAAGCTCGTCATTTCGGGATTCGGCTCATCGTGCAGCAGCTCGTATAGCGGATGGTCGACGGCTTTCTTTTTCGATCCGTTTTCCGCGTATCTGTAAAGGTGAAGCGGCAGGCCTGCGATAGCCTCCGAGAGAATTCGTACGCAGGAGTAGACCGCCGTCATCTGCATGGCGGATCGCTCCGTCACGGCTTTGCCGCTTGTCGTTCCTCCGAAGAAGAAGTGGTAGCTGCTTCCGGCGGTGCTGTCTTTGGGAGCGTCGCGCCCTCGAAACCATCTGTTGAATATGCTCATTGCCACACCTCCATTTGATTAAGGGCCTCCCGCAGCAGCAGGAAGCCCGTGATTGCTATCAGGATCATTCATTTGTCCTCGTTTAGATAAAAAGAATGCCGCGGCTGTCATAGACAGAAGCAGCATTGTCATTGCCCATACGGATCGCACGGTCAAGCGCCATGATCGTGGCGATTGCGCCGTCGATCTTCTCGGTGGATTTCTCCTTGTCGGCTTTGATGTTGCCTGCCGGGTCGGTGCGGATGAAGATGTTGTCCATCATCCAGCGGAGCACCGGATGTCCGCCGTGCGCGATGCGCTTTTCCAGCACGAGCTTCATCAGTTCTTTGGTCGGCGGGCTCATGTCTTTGAAGCCTTGTCCGAAGGGAACGACGGTGAAGCCCATGCCTTCAAGGTTCTGCACCATCTGGACGGCTCCCCAGCGGTCAAAGGCTATCTCCCGAATATTGAACCGTTCGCCGAGGTTTTCGATGAACTTCTCGATGTAGCCGTAATGGATCACATTGCCTTCGGTGGTTTCGAGCACGCCCTGTTTCTGCCAGAGGTCGTAGGGGACGTGGTCGCGCCGTACGCGCAAATCTAATGTGTCCTCCGGCACCCAGAAGTACGGGAGAACCACATATTTGTCATTCTCGTCAAGCGGCGGGAAGACGAGCACGAAAGCTGTGATGTCGGTAGTACTGGACAAGTCCAAACCGCCGTAGCAGACGCGGCCCTCGAGGTCGTCCTCATTGACCGGGAAGGCGCAGGCGTCCCACTTGTCCATCGGCATCCACCTGACCGACTGCTTCACCCACTGGTTGAGTCTCAGCTGTCGGAAGGCGTTCTCTTCGCCTGGATTCTGCTTCGCCGACTCGCAGGCGGCTTTCACCTTGTCGATGCCGACCGTGATGTCGAGCGATGGATTCGCTTTCTTCCAGACCTTCGGGTCGGTCCAGTCCTCTGATTCGTCCGCGCCGAAGATGACCGGGTAGAAGGTCGGGTCATGCTTTCTGCCGTTCATGATGTCGAGCGCCTTCTGATGCTGCTCGTAGCAGATCGACTGCGTGTCGTTCCCGGCGGTGGTGATCAGAAAGAACAGTGGCTGCATCCGCGCATCGCCGGAGCCTTTCGTCATGACGTCGAAGAGCTTCCGGTTCGGTTGTGTGTGCAGTTCGTCGAAGATCACGCCGTGTGTGTTGAATCCATGCTTGTTCGCTACATCGGCAGACAAGACCTGGTAGAAGCTGTGCGTCGGCAGGTATTCGAGCCGCTTCTGCGATTCGAGAATCTTCACGCGTTTTGAAAGCGCCGGGCAGAACCGAACCATGTCGACCGCCACGTCAAAGACGATCTTGGCCTGATTCCGGTCAGCCGCGCAGCCATAGACCTCGGCGCGTTCCTCGCCGTCGCCGCAGGTGAGCAGCAGCGCAATGGCCGCGGCAAGCTCCGATTTGCCTTGCTTCTTTGGGATCTCCACGTAGGCGGTATTGAACTGCCGGTATCCGTTTTCCTTTATCACGCCAAACAGGTCGCGGACAATCTGCTCCTGCCAGTCGATCAGCTCAAACGGCTTTCCCGCCCACGTGCCTTTGGTATGGCAGAGCTGCTCGATGAAGAGGCAGGCGTAGTCGGCGAGATTCTCGTCGTAATGGGAGGTTTTCTCCATGAACCGTGTGACCTTGTAATGTTTCAGTTTCCGTACCGCCACGGAGCATTCCTCCTTCCCGATGGCATAAAAATAACCGCATTGCTGCGGCTTCTATCAGTACGAGAGCAAGAGCCGTTCTCAGGCTCTGCTTTCGGAATATTCAAATTCAGGTTGATGCTTAGTTGTACTCCTTTATCAAAACTGCGTAGGCGAGCTGGCTTGCCTCGTCCTCGGGCTCAATGTCCCAGCCGCGGTCGTAGTTGAGTGTGACCTTGCCACTCACACGCAGCTCCATCTTGGAAATGCGTCCGCCGTCGATGCCGTAATCCTCGGAAGGCTTCGGGTAGTGCTTCACCCAGTATTTAACGACTGTGCCGTCAATCAATAAGCTGCCGTTTGTCCACATGGTTAAGCCTCCTCGCTGATCAGGAATTCGATGCCGTTCTTGCGTTCCGGCTCCTTGCTTCCGAAGCGGTGGTCGTCGGCTCTGGTGACGGTCTTGAGTCCGTTCATCCGGCAGCCGAGTGCCGTCAGTCCGTAGATGCCGTCCATCAGGCCGGTGCTCTGGTCGGTTACCACAATCGCGGTGATGCCCGCCTTGCGGAGCGTTTCAACGAAGTCGGCCAGCTCGTAATCCCAAGGCAGGTCGTCGGCCTCGAAGGCGTCCGCGCCGTTCCGCAGGTTCCGGTCGTAGAGGACCAGTGCCTTGTTCTGCCCGGCAGTGAATGGATACGGGAATTCCTCCTTTTCGCGCTTGTCGAAGGCCTTCACGCTGTCCCAGCCGTCTGCGGCGATCATGGCGTCGCGTTCCTTTTCGCGGATGGCCTGCGCCTCGTTGTAGGCGATTGCCGTGTCTCTCATTGCTTCGAAGTATGTGTTCTTTTCCATCGTGTGTTCCTCCTGATGTTCGCTTGTTTTCAAGGTTTTCTGTGCCTTTCGGCATGTATATACATCACTCTTTCGAGGGTATATAGCAAGTCAATTCGGCCAGATAAACTGATAAATATCTGTGTCTGAAAATCAGGAATCCTGCGTTTCGCCGGTCATGATGAAATGCACGTATTCGCGGCGGTGATCCTCAATGTAGACGACTAATTCGTAGTATTCGGAATCGAACGCCAGCCGCTGAACCTCAAGCACCGAGAGCATATTGACCTTGCCGGAATCTCGTATGGACATGATCTGTTCGCGTACCTTTTCATCCATGTCAGTCCACCACCTTCCGTACGATGTCCTCGCCGTAGATCACGTTCAGTCCGCTGCCGTTGTCCCAGTGGACCAGCAGGCTTCCGGTGTCGTCGATGCCGTAAACCGTGCCTTTCGTTCCTATCGGCGGTGACTGAATGTCGTCCATGCGGACAAGCTCCACGCGCGTGCCGTTCGGGTAGCTTTCCTTGAGCTTCTCGAGCTGTTCTGGTTTGATTATCCTCATGCCTGCACCTCATCGGTATCCGTAGCTTCCTTTTTGGGAGCGCCGTTCTTCCAGCTTGAGTTGCCCTCGAGGTTCTGGAGCAGGATCTTGCGTTCCTGCTTGTATTCGCTGCCGATGAATCCGAGGCGGAGCAGGAAGCAGCGGAATGCGTACTTCTCGTTGGTGACCGGCGTCTCGGTCGAGCTCGCGCGTTTCAGTTCCTTGGAGAGCTTGCAGAGCTGGGCGATGAACATCGTGTAGGTTCTGGTTTCGTCTGGCTCCGGCAGTTCCGGGAACCATGGGAAGCCGATCTTGTCGTCTTTGATTTCAAACCGCAGGTCGTCGATCCCGAGCGCCTTCTTGATGAGCGTTCCCTTGGCTTCGAGGATATTGGTCAGCGTTCCAACCGCGACCTTGTCGAGCGGAAGCTCGACCGTCAGGCCCGTCTCTTCGGTTTCCGGTGCTTCCTTGGCGTCTTCCTCCGGTTCGTCGGCAGATTCTTCAGCTTCCGGTTCAGCTGCTTCCTGCGGCTCCGGCTCGAATCCCGCGGCGGCGATGGCCTCGAGGACCTTCTCGACCTCCTCGGAATCCGCCATGTCGTCGAATTCAAGTGCGCCGTCCTTGGTGACGGTGAAGTAGTCGATCTCGTAGTTGCAGGTTGGCATCTTCATGTAGGTGGCCTTGGCTCCGGTGGTGTCGGAGATGACCTTGACCAGCTCCTTCCTCTGTGCTCCGGTCGCGTTGTAGTTGATTCGCATTGTGTTTACCTCCTTGGTATGCGTTTGTCCGGAAGGCCCTGTGCCTTTCGGCATGTCTATACATCACTCTGAAGGCCTGTAATAGCAAGCGAATCTGCGATATTTCT